GCGCACATCAGCGGGCGAGCGGTCATCGGCGATTACGCGACCGTCTGCGAGGGGGCGACTATCGGCGAGTACGCGGTCATCGGCGAGCAGACGTTTATCGGCACAGACGCGCACATCGGCACAGACGCGCACATCGGCACAGACGCGCACATCGGCACAGACGCGCAAATCGGCGCATGGGCGCACATCGGCGCGCGAGCGGTCATCATCAGCTGGGCGCACATCGGCGCGCGAGCGGTCATCGGCGCGCGAGCGGTCATCGGCGCACGGGCGGTCATCGGCGCGCGAGCGGTCCTCAGCGCACGGGCGGTCATCGGCGAGCGGGCGGTTATCGGCACAGACGCGCACATCGGTCCGGCGTTCGTCGACATGCAGCGTGATACGCCCGATTTGCATGGGAAGTGTTTGAATCCACTCGCATAGGGGTCCGAAGTTTTCATGATCCGAACCCGCTTCGACTGATCCGGGATCGGATATGCTTTCCCAATGCCGGATTGGCTTCAACTGCGTGATCGGAATAACCCCGGTTCCCGAATAATGACCCGCAACGAGGCTCGCATATATGGCTGCGGATCGAGGATCATGAAGTTCGTCGTATCTCTGTCGGAACGGATCGTTCTGATCCCGTTCTTTTATCGCATTCTCGGAATGAAATCGAGAATGCTTTGGGTCATGATACGAGGAATGGAAGAATTCTTGAACGGGCGATGCCCCGGTATATTTCGGGACGAATCTCCTCCAGCGCGTTCATATCCAAATATGGCTCTAGGTCGATGAACGGGCAATCCTTCGTGCCGATCACGGGGTTCATATATCACTCAGGGGACGTTCGAGTTGGGCAATGATATCCCGATATTTGATCTGGGGTCGCACCGCGTACGGGGCCAAGTACTTCCTCGCGTCAACGAATTTAGACTCAAGAACTCGAATAAGTTCCGCCCCGGTTCGCTTTTCACGGTCCGTCTTGATCTCAGGGAATTCCGTTTTGTAAAATGCGGCTTTGATCCCATAAAACGGAAACGGCATTGACCGTGGGGATTCCACCCACGTTTGAATCAACAGATGCGTGTATGCGGACAATGCCTGTTCGGGGGTGTAGTGGAGGAATTGCTCCACTCCCTTATGGGGAAGATGATCTCCCGTGTAGATATCGTAACAATGATGTCGGCCCGCCCCGAGTTCCACGTAGCTGTTCCCACGGGCATCCCGATTCATCACCATGTCTCCACATCCCCACACGGCGAGATCGTTCGGGAACTGTAAGGCCAACCAACGATGCGAATACGAGATGGGGGCTTGGAACTTCGAGTACTCCTGCTCCTCAGACCACTTCGCTATTTTGTGAATATCCACGTGGATTACACGGAGGGGGTGCCCCAGATCAGCAGCGACCTTCATAGCCATCGCATACTCGTGCCGGTTCAGATCATCCGCGAGTTTCATAAACGTGAGTTCAAAGGGCACAGCGGCGAGTTTGAAACTCCACGCGGTAACTTCGGAATCCATCCCCCCACTGAGCATGATCCGAATCGGAGCCCCATGGGCTTCGGATAGTTCGCGAACATGATTCGCCGTGGTGATGCACTCGTTACGAAACCGGACCGGGGTCCGTTCCAGCCCTCCGGTGAACCACGACCGATAATGGACTTGGTCCGGAGTGAGGTGATCGGGCAGACGGACCACCTCATCATCTTTATAGGACCACCGATAATGATCCCACTTCGTATATTCGACGAAGTTCACTTCTTGGCCTTTGCAAGCAACCTCGTCAACGCAGCCGTTTCTTCCGGGGTCAATGAGGAGAAATCGAAGTCCGTCATGGGAGGATCATCGTCCTCGACCGAATTACGTTCGAGTGCGGCTCTCGTGTATTCGGGATTGTTCTTGTTCTGCTCATCAAGCTGATCATCCCGCTCCCGTAGAACTCGGGCGACTTCTTCCTGATCCACCGGACGATGTTCCAATAGGGTCCGGTCCATGACCTGAGTTCGAAGTTGACCATCACTGGACCCGGTGAATTTCACGTCCAGTTCGGACATCTTCACGTACTCTCCGCCGTGCTCCCCAAGAACGATCTTGGTGAAATCCTCTCCGTAAATCGCCTCATGCATGTCCCGCACGGTGAATTCCCCAAGCTTCGCCCGGGTCTGTTTCACATCCCGGAGGCCCTCAATGGTCTCGGCAATCTGAACCTGCTTTAGCGTCCGAACCAGTGCAACACTGTTATTCCCTTCGGTCTCATCATATGCGTCGTCACTCATTGGGGTTCTCCTAATTTTAATACACCCGAAATATCGGTCTCTTCATATTTACGGAAGATCAGTTTCGAGTATGATACGAACGCGGCCCACTCGGGAATATTGTCGGGTGATGGGTTTATCCTGATCGGTGTAACCCGAGGATAGAACGAATGTCATGGAGTTTTTCTCATCGTCCCCGATGAAACGCACGGTTCGGGTCGTTCCTTGTTCGATCAGGACCAATTCACCGTGCTGTTCTAGGTCAATCTGCATGACGACGGACCTCTTTGTGGGAATCGTGTTCGATCTCGACGGTGATCTTCACACGCGCCCCGGGGGCGAACATCTCGGTATCGAGGGCGGCGTCTCCTCGGATTCGCACGAGAATCGAGTCGCCATTCTCCGCTGCCACATGATAGTGGGTTTCCTTGTTGAGTTCCCGTACCGTGAGGAAGCCGGGAATCTCAAGAGTGTTAATTTTGTTTTCCATTCTCTTTGAAGTAGGTTCGCCACCGGGCGAGGTCAACCTTTGTCTTCTTTTTATGACACCCAATACAGAGGAGTTGCGCGTTATCCGGGGAGAAATACGAGGCATCACCGTAGCTCTCATACAACGGTTTGATATGATCGATTTCGAATTCCGATACCAAGACGTGACGGGTGTTGCATTCCTGACAGGTGTGTTTATCTCGGATCAGAATGAAACGACGCATCGTGGTGGGATCATTCATGCATTTCCACTGCAACACACAAAGGGGGTGCCAATTTTTCCTTTTATTCTGTACCCCGTTCTCGATGATTATGCCTCCACAGAAGCGACACCATCCCCGTGATACGTTCCATGATTCTGGCTTTGGTGCTTTTCGATGTGATACTCGACTCGTCGCGGGGGAGCGGTTTCGTGCGCGTCGGGGTCGGCGGCTTCTCATGCCCGTACTTAGCCACGGACATGTATGAATTAACGAATTTGGAGTTGCCGATTAGGAACCTACTTTATTTCCGTTTGCAGCGGAACACCTATCCAATCGAGTCACGGCAACATTATTATCTATCACAATTCTCTCCTCCGGCAAGGATATTTTGAAATTGACATCAACGGGTAGAACTGTTATAGAAGTGCCAAGGAGATCAACAACGGGAGATATAGATGCAGTTTCCTCAAATCCACAAGCTCGTGTTGATACTGCCTACCCCACCCGAGGAGAGATAGATGGCCGGAGAAGAACTGAAGCCGTGTCCGTTTTGTGGTCGCGCCGAAGACGCTCGCGGGAGTGTGGGGCAAGACCTTCCTGCTCCGGAGCGGGCAGCGCTGGAATGGGTGCGCGGGATCGCGACCCAATGGGAAGCCATCGGCGTGGCTCGCAGCATGGCGAACCTCACTGGGACCGACGACCTGAATTATTCCAACAGCGCCGCCCATCTTCGAGTCGTGCTCAGAATGGCGGAAGGTTCTTCTGAGGGACCACCGAGCCACGAAGTGGCGAGCACAAACCATGACCAGTAGTTCAAAAATCTCTGATCATCGCGAAGGTAACTACGAGCCTTGGATGGCCTCGTGGCAAGTCATTCTTTGGCAACGGGAGATATAGATGCAGTTTCCTCAAATCCACCTCAATGGGTCGAATCCCAAGACCCTTATGAACCAGTACATCGAGGCTATGTCTGCGGTTCGAGAAGCAATTGACAAGGTTCGGGATATCGACGTGCACGGTCGGGACTATTATCCGATCAGCGATTCCGCCGCCTCGGTGGCGATGGCCGAACACCGAACCCGGATCATTTCTCTCGAATCCGTTCGGGTCGAACTCGAAGCCGTCGCTCTATTCCTGAGTGAGGAAATCGGCAAACGAGAAGATCGTGGGTCAAAGTCATAAGACCCCGATTTATGTGACCTAGCGCGGCTAAATCAGGTCGGGTGAAGACCTGACTCAGTCATCCAGCGGGCGCCTTTTGACGTTGCCGTGGATTTCATTTCGAAAAACCCATCGCTTGGCGTCTTACGAGGGAGGTGAAAGTCAATATATTTAGATTTACGAAGTCGTACAAACTCAAAGGCTGGGCTCAACCGGGCAAACCGGGGAACGCCTCTCTTGCTTCGACCATAATTGAATAGCCTCAATCGCACGAACGGGAAGATCGATTTCCGTGCTCACAGGTGGCGCTTCCCCTCGTGGATGGTCTTGACGCTGCCCCACCGGGGAATTCCCGCCGGGGTGAGGTCCTTCGAGTACTTCACCGTGGCCTCTCGACCCACATAGGCGTCCCTATTCTGATACACCTCCGTGCAGTACTCCCGGGTGCCCATCATCGTGGCTTTGAACCGCGAACCATCCGGCATGGCGAACCACACACCCTTGGCCGCGCCCTCCCAGTTTCCCTGACCCTGCTCGATGTCGAGAATCTTGAATTCCGCGTCCACGAACGCCTTGTACTTCAAGAGGTTCTTCGAACGCTTGTTCTCATAGGGTTTCCCGTTGATACGAACGATTCCGCCCTCGTACCCGTCCGCCATACAGCGTTCGAAATAGGCGATCATCGCCTCGTGGTTCACCATGGGGACGGTTTCCACAAACACCAAACTGGGATGATTGATCTCTGCCACGATCTTCCGAAGCGCCTCGGAACGTTCCTCGAAACCCCCCGCGTGACTGGGAAGATCGTAAACGTGGTACTGGACGAGGTTCGCGGACTCGGCCAAATCGGCGGTGGTGGGTTTGGTTTTCTTCACCAGTGAGGTGATCTTGTTGAAGTCTCGCTTGAGTTCGTGATTGTAAAGTTCACCATCGAACATGTGAGAATCACGAAGAAAGTCGGAAAGAATTTCACTGATATGGGGAACTGTGAAAATCGGCTTACCCTTGCGAGAGAACGGACCATCCTCCCCGTGAATACAACGAATTCCGTCCAGCTTGGCCTGTCCCTGCACGAGACCCTTCTCGAACGCGATACCCGTCAGCGGGTATTTTTCCATCGGATAAGCGAGCATGGGCTCATAGAACTTCTTCTTGTCGATGTCGTTGATGGAATCATGGTATCCACCCTGAGCGAGCTTCTTCGTGTAGTTCGCGGCGACTTCAAGTTCCGCTTGCTGTTCCGGAGTGGTCTCGTTGGACCGACCAATGTTCTTGCCCTCGCAATTCGTCCACGCCGAGGTCACATGCTGACCGTCCTGCTGGCCCGCAATCGTCCTGTACTTTCCGCCTTCACGTTCCTGCGACCAAACCAAAACGACGGCGGTGGTGGACTTCTTGTACAGCGTGGGATGCAACATGATTACCTCGTTGAGTAAAACGCGATTATTTCAGGTTTTCTAGATGATGTCAAATTCGGCTTTGTTCAAACACGAATTGAGTTTGAAACGGTTTGCCATCATAGCAGGAACAAACCGTTCTAATATGATATTTGGTGAATCTCGGAGAATAATGCGACATCACCGTCTCAGCAACGTGTTGTGCGAGGGCTGGATCATACAGCACGGCGATGCTCGCGATCCGGCAGGGCCAATTCAACTCGGGCACCACGGTTTCGGCAATTCGATCCCAATCCTGAATCGTCTCGTCTATTCCCCGAACGGGAACACGAAACGCATCAAGGGCGATTTCATACGCGGTGGGGTCTTTCTTTTTCTTTGCCATCAGACATGATCACGGACCACTGTGATATTGTCAATTCATATTTGGCGATCCCAGCGGGATTCGAGCCCGCGTGAAAAGATTGAAAATCTTCTACGGCAGAGTCGTGGCTAAGGGCGACCGCTATTACTTAGCCGCGCAGGTGCCTCACTAACGAAAACGGACCGCAGTTGGAGCTGCGATCCGTCCCGGCTGGTGATGCCAGCTAAACCCCAACCCCCCGAGTCTGACGTCGAAAGCGAGGTGTTCTGTGCGCAAAGTACGCGCGATAAAACGGTAGCGGTCCGGCTGGCCCTGAGAGTTAACCTAGGCCGCTAGATGATGGGATCAAAACTATTTAGTCCCGGTCGGGTTCGGGATCATGATATCTCTGTGGACCACCGCTCCAACCACCGGACCGCTGGTATGCCTGTGCTCGCATGTTATCATTGCTGCGCTCTCGGGCGATCTGTGCCTCGGCGCTCTCCTTGGTTTCGAAAATGCCGGGTAGCGTGAAGTAAAATCCTCGACCGACTCGTTCCTCGATCATGTAAAACATGGCGATTTAATCCTGAGATGTCATACGTTCGTGATCCAAAGCAATATACTTGGTCTTGATTGTATCCATCACCTCTAGAAAGTTATCCTCGGTGGCGTACAGCGAGCCGATGGCGTCCATCAAACGTTCGTCGTCCGAGAGAAATTCCCAGATCTACTAACCTCGACAAGGGTGCCAAAACACGATCCGTCAACGGTGAGATCGAAATCTGAACCGTTGACGGCGAGGAACTGGTCGGGAGCGCGGTAAGGCTTCATTGACGCATTATCACAGGATATCCGGGGAATGTCAATTCTTAGATTCTACAATTCTCACTTGATTCACGAGCCATTTTCCATGGAGCAGCGACTTTACCCGGTCCACCGGGGGTGGGTCAAGCATTCTCGCCACCGGAATATGCCCGAGGGCGAGTTTGGGATCGGTCGGGTGTAAACCCAATCGAGCCAGATGTTCTCGGTTTTTCTCCAACCACGGATCGAACTTCTTCCGCAATTGAACAATCTGTGCCGGAAGAACCTCTCCGAATCGTACGGTGAAATCCGCGCTGAGAGTACTCAGGGGGAGAATCGCATCGTCCCCGATCATATCATCCCCGTCCCGGTACACGTCGTAGATGGGTTTTCCCACCTGACAATAATTCAAAACGATATCCGCGTAATCATACGAGGTTTTGAAGTACTGATAATCATCGTCCGCTAGGGGTTCACGATGATGCTGGTTAAACGTGCAAACAAAACGCGGAGACGAGGTCCGATTCCTAGTGAAATCCTCCCAGCGATGAATCAGGTTATTATAGTTCTCCAACGCCCGCCGAACGTTTTCATCGGACATCTCCCATTCGATACTTGGGGAATCCACCGATCCCCGAAGGCGTTCGAAAAACGTGTGGAGAAGGTTGAAATCTTCCTGCGACATTCCCTCTCGGGCACGAACTCCAATCGGATAATGTTCGGTGATCACATCCAAGCAGAGGTTAATCTCGGTGGCGATCCGGGCGAGGTCCCACCCATCACCGGGGAAGTTGTAGAACCGATCCGCCTCGAATATCCCATGAGGTATCGATTTCTCCAACGCGACGGCCCATTTTCGGGCAATCGGGGACTCTAGAACTTCCCATCGCAACGGAACTGGGTCGATCTGTCCAAATAGAACTTCGACGATCAACCCAAATTCCTTCCCACGAGGATTTCGAAAACCACCCCGTTCGTATCGGTGATTCGATGACGCAATCCGAGGATCACACCACGGAACAATTCACCCTCGGAATCGATGTAATCTATTTCGTCCCCCCGCATGGGACGGAATCCCGGTGGATAACGCACAATGGCGTTTTTTGGCTTCGGGGTGGGTTTGACACTCCCTAATACGCTGGGAGTGGTTACCGGAACGATATTGAATACTTGCATGTGAACTTCCCAAAGAAAAACCCGGCGGTGGGGATTCGTCCCCTAACCCCGAGGGGCCGTCGGTTTCCGGTTCCCACCGGAGTATTTAGGAGCGGGATTCCTCGACCGCTCGATTTTTCTCCCCGGGATAACACCCCGGGAAGAGCAGGGCGCAAATATGCGGCGCATCCACCAGTGACAGCCTCAACTGTGTCACCCAGTTTCTCGAATTCGTGGGATTTACGGGTTTAACGCCCAACCCCCGAGGATTCGTACCCCCTAGTTAACCGATGGCCGCGCCAAACACGCGCCAGCCGAGTAGACCGAACAGCACGAAGACCAACAGGTAGCTGCCCCACGGACCATACGTACCAGAAAACGAATTACCCGGAAAGCTGAAAATGGCCCAGATAATCATGAGAATCCAAAAGACCAAACCAAGTGTAAGCATGTCATTTCCTCTTTTTAGTGTTCGTATATGCTGCCTATATACGTGGACCGAAATTCATTATCAAGAAATATCTTCACTTCTTCCAAATGACCCGTCTGAACTCGTTCCGCGCATTGACTAAGAATGTAGATATGGGTTTCGAGCACCAAGGTCAACAATGAAACCGTCACCGGATCGGAAACTTTACTGGATTCCATAATCTGTCCGGTTTCCGCGTTTCCAATCCACGCACTGAAATAGTTTCCGACGATCCAATCCCCGATTGTGATCCATCCCGGGCAGAGAATTTTCAGCAAGTTCTTTGTCGCGTCCAGACTAGTGAAATAGTCTGTCCACGGACGATTGGCGAATACCGAGATAGTATAGTTAAGAGAATTCCGATATTCTTCTGTTTCGCACACACGGATACGTTCCCGGATATCAACCGCCTCGTACATGCGTGCAAGGAGCCACTCTAGTTCATCCTGCACGACGAGACCACAATCCGGGAGCCCGAGCATATGGTGCGACGCTCGCGGGGGTCTGTTGCAACGTACTCAATAGAGGCGCGGCCCCCACTGCACTCACCACGAGACGGAAACAGGGATTATCAAAAAGCCCAGATAGAAAGCTCGCCAAGTTGAAGTTCAACTGTTTTGAAATCCACTCGCCAAACTGGGAGAGTTCGTCCGCAATAGTCGTGGCGATCTCGTCCATGACTCGACGCACCTCGGCTAGACCAGCTTCAATGGCTGCCGAAATTTCTGCGATTGCCAGAGCCACCACACCAGAAGCCTCGTTGATCATATCACCAACCTTGCGGATGAATTCCGCAATAGGAGTGTTATTAAGAGCGGTCATCATATCCGCGATGAGTTCCTGTCCCTTTCCAAGGAGGGTTCCAAACATCTCTTGAATCAACTGACAGGGATCACCACCCCCGGAACTTGCCGCCGGGGGTCCCCCATTTGCCCCCAACGTATTATCCAAGGCAATTGCCGCCATTGCCAATCCCAGATTCGCCTGTAATCCCCCGGCGATAATCGATCCGCTCGTGGGACTCCCAAATAGCATCATATTCCCGTGATTCACCAAACCACTCACCTGAGTATTACTCGCGCCCAGTGTGGTATCGATTTTTCCCAACAAATAATAGGCGGGATGGCTCGATGTCAAACCCGATTGCATTCCTCCGGCTTGCCCCCGAAGAGCGGCCTGCGTGGACCCGTAGGAATTTCCCGGGTTCACCATGGGGTTCAACAATAAAGGCTCCCCTTGGTTGAGCATGTTCGCCACCTGCAAAGCTTGAAACATCTTGGCGGATTGATTCACCGGTAACTGTTCCGTCATAACTGACTCCTGATCATCTCTACTATTTTAGCCGGAGTGACCACCTCGCACTTGGCCTTTATTTCCTCGATTCTACGTTGGGGAATATCATAATGGGGGAATTTACCCCGGTGAAACCAACACCGCTTAATGTCCAGATTTTCAGCCATAGCGTGAAGATTCGCAATCGAATAGGGATCGCATATCAAATGGCGTTGGTCGTCACAGAAGTATCTCATGCACCTATTTAGGTGCAAATTTTAATCCGAAGTGACAGTTTTTCCGTCGTCGTTGGGATATGCCGCCTCGACCGGAACCACCTGATCGAATACCCGCAAACGATCCAACTCGTCAGCGAGGTTCTCAAGTTGACTAATCATCGCTCGGAGACGATCCTCATTAACGAAAAATCGAACGGACTCGATCTCTGGATATTTCCTATTCTTCCTCAGGCGGAAATCGTATTGATCTTACCGAACAAAAATACGTACTCGGGATAGAGAACGACAAAACCGTTGTGCTGCAAATGATCATCTTCGATGGTCTGAACAAAAATGATATTCGGTGCGGTCGCGAGGAGGTCTTTCATTTCAATATCCTTTACGGTTCTACGCGGCGATATTTTCCAGATAGGGAAGCCAAATCGGGTGCAATTTGGAACGATCCATCCGGAGGTGTTCGGTGCTCATACGGGTGATCTCATCCAGCGTGGGATGTCGGGGCTGACGAATCAACCGTAACCCCGCCTGTTGGGGCGTGCGATCCCGTTTCATGAAGTTGATCTCGGGATCACAGGCCACGGTATTTTCCCACGTGGTCTTCCCCCCGTGGGCCTGTGGAATGACATGATCCAGTGTGAGTTTCGACTCGGGTAATTTCACTCCCGTATACTGACAGGTGAATCCGTCACGAAGCAGGATGTTGGTTCGGGTCAGCGAAACACGACCATATCTTTTCACATAATAGGGATATCGGACCACGGCGGGAACGGGGACTTCCGACTGGGACCCCCTGACAAATACATCCGGATAGTGCTCGATCACCACATAACATGGTGGAGCATCCGGTTCGTGCCGCCGTCGATACTGGGTTTTCAATTCCCATTTCATCAACGTGGTCCACGGAACCGTACTCAACGGATACAACCGAGCGGGACGGAAATCCACATTCAACAACAACGCCCGGTACTGCACCAATCGCGGCGCGGTAAGCGCGTCCTGCTCATCCTTGGCGGATACGCCGACCAGACGCTCGTTTGTAGAAATTGTAGATTTCATTTCCCCGATGTATTGGGAAACCCATCAGGAATCAATGGCCTAATATGGTCGAACCATGAATCGTTCAGTGATAATCCATTTCAACGTGTTCCGTCCCCAACCCGAAAACACTAGGGCACCTTCCGAGGCATCATCCACGTGGATTTCCAAATTCAAATAGAAGAAGGTCAGAATCCACAAAATCACAGGTGGCATCAATTTCACAAGGATAATCCCCATATTGATCCAAACTGCAAGGATTACCGCGATTTCATTCATCACAAATTACCTGTTGGTACCCCCGGTCGGACTCGAACCGACACTCCGTGAGGAACCTGATTTTGAGTCAGGCGCGTCTGCCAATTCCGCCACGGGGGCATGTTTTCTACTTAGACTAATCCGGCCTAAACGTGTTTCCCCGAATTCGAATCGGCATTGACACGGGAAGACTTCCCCCGAAGGACCAAGATTTGATCTTCCCGGATTCCATGATCTCCTCGGTGAGGTCCCATCCCCATTGGCCTTGGATCATACTCAAATAATATCCCTGTGCACCGAAATGATAAATCACCCGTCGAATTCCAGAATTCGACACCATCAGGGAACAATTCGAACACGGACGGAGTGTGACATATAGATCACATCCCTTGACCGAGACGCCTGCCCGACAGGCATTAAGAATGGCGTTGGTTTCCGCATGAACCATGTATTGATTTTTCTTTTCCCCGAGCAAGTCTGGGTGGTCATCGGGGAAGCCCCGTGGAGGGCCATTAAACCCCGTGGAGCGGATTTCTCGGTCTGGACCCACAATGACTGCTCCGACTTGGGTGGAGTGATCCCGGGACTGCATAGCGGTGAGAAATGCCACTCCCATGTAGTAGGATTGCCACCGTTCGGAGGGAACCCCGATTGACATTGTATTGGCTTCCGGATATACCATTCCGGATAGATATTTTGAAAAAGGTCTTGGACAAGTGAAAAAGATTCCCCTCGGTTCCCTCGTGATTCTGGTCGGCCCCAGTGGGGCGGGAAAGAGCACGCTCGCGCGGGAGCATTTCGGTGAGCACGAGATTGTCTCCTCGGATGGGATTCGTCAAGACTTGTTTGGAGATTTCACCCGTCAGGACAAGGGGGATGAGATTTTCCGGGAATTCGAGCGCCGGATCGAATGGAAGCTCCGGAACGGCTATCGGTGTGTCGCGGACGCGACCCATTTGCGAGACGCGGATCGTCTGCGAACTGCCGAGATCGGTTCTTCGCTGAATGTGCCCGTGATCTATCTGGTGTTTAATCGGTCGATCCCGGAGAAACAGGCCAGCGCGGGATGGCGAGCCACCGTCGTGGTGGGGGATGGTCTCTCACTGATCGAGAAGCACGAGCAGACATTCGTCGCGAACGAGAAGAAGATTCTCGCGGGTGATCCCGGTAACAAGCTTGGAATCAAGATCGCCGTGGTGGATGCCCGGGTGGATCGTTTCGAGGTGGTGGAGCCACTGGTGCGGGATTCCCAAATGGTGGTTCCCGAACTGGTTCGTCGTGGGTATGAGAAGATTCGTGTGATCGGCGACGTGCACGGGAATCTTGACGGGATGCTCCGCGTGATGAACAATCCGAAAACGTATAACCTCTTTTTGGGGGATATCGTGGATTACGGTGTAGACCCCCTGAGCACGTTGAATCTCGTACATGAGCAACTCGTTCAAGGCGTGGCCTCGAATATCCGTGCGAATCACGAGGTGAAGATCGCCAAGTGGGTTGATTGGTACACGAAGGTTCCGCCCCCGGGTGAGGAGAAGAAGCCCTACGGCGGTACTATCGGGCATGGCAACGCGGTCACGGTGAACCAACTTCTCACGCTGAACCCCACTGATCGTGCCGCGTGGATCACCCGGTTTCGGCAGACCGTGGAGATGAGTCCGGACTTCATCGTGATCGATGTGGATCGCGTCTATGGATTCGCCCACGGTGCGGCAGTGTCGGAGATGTACGAGCATCCCCGTTTCCGGTTTCCGGATAATTCTCCGGTGTGGGCGCTGGCGATGTTCGGTGAGGTCGTCAGAAATGAGACCGTGGTCGGACTCGACGGGAACGTCTACCCCAAGCGGTCCTATAATTGGGTTGATACTCTCCCCGCGCGGTACACTTCCGTGATTGGTCACGCGGTCCTTTCTATGGAGGCTCCCGTGATCAAGACCAATCCACAGGGCGGTCAGGCGATTTTCCTCGATACCGGCTCGTCCAAGGGCGGGAAGCTCTCTTACATGGACCTGAAAATCATCGAGGAGAAGAAGCAGTTCTCGTTCGAGGTGAGTTACGGAAACGATGACTAAAGATGAATTCCTCCGGGCCTGCGAATCACATTTGGGACCGCAAAGTCCGGGGGAAACCCTTGGGCATAACCGATGGCGACGTGGAGCGGGTGGTGGACGGTTCGAGAATCGTGGAATTGTCCGTTGGTACAGTGAAAATTGTATTCAAATCGCGTTGACCACCCACCCGTCATTCACGGGTATATTTGATTCTCCCGAATCCGCATTGGAGTGGTTGTGCATTACAAATTCCCCCACCTGACCACGATTGAACCCGTTCTGCGGGCGATTGAAGGTCGTGATGAATTCGGAAACTGGAAACGCGAAGATGGCGATTTCGCGCATTCCGTGATCGACTACAATGTGAATTTCAAAGACACCTTTCCGCTCATGCAGGGCACCCCCGAGGAGCAGGAAATTGCCGCGCTGCGTCGTGAATGCCGAGGGATCGCGTATCACCCCAGTACGGGCGAAATTCTCTCCAGACCCTTCAATAAGTTCTTCAACGCCGGAGAGCGTTTGGATTCCCTCGTCGAGGATATCGACCTGACTCGTCCCCATCATGCGCTGACCAAACTGGACGGATCAATGGTCAGAACCATCCGCACACAGGGTGGGGTTTTGTTCGGTACTCGGGCGGGTGTCACGAATATCTCCGAGCAGGCCCGTTCATACGTCGAGTATATGAATCCGAAGATCAACTACACGGGATTCGTCAATGATATGGCGGATGCGGGACGCACCTGTATTTTCGAATGGTGCACCAGAAAGAACCGCATCGTTCTGGATTATCCCGAGGATCAGCTTATCCTCACCGCGATCCGTTACATGATCAACGGAGAATACATCCCGTACGAGAGAATGCTCCAATGGGCCGAACCCAAGGGTATACCCGTCGTGGGTCATATCCCGCAGCGTCGAGACATGACCGTGTTCCTGTCCGAGGTTAAGGCGATGACCGGAGTTGAGGGCTTCGTGGTTCTCTTCGATGATGGGCACCGGGCGAAACTCAAGTGCGACGAGTACGTGCTCATTCATCGCACCAAGGATGAACTCCGTTTCGAGAAAGACGCGGTTAAAATCGTCTTGGAAAACCGGGTGGACGATCTTGTTCCGCACTTGATCCCCTCGGATCGCGAACACCTGTTGGAGTTCGCGGACGCCGTGAACACACACATCACGAACTATGCGAGGTCGATCCAGACGGAGTTCGAGTCCCTGTTCGTGGGGAATCCCTCGAAGAAGGAATTCGCGGAATCAATCAAGAACAATCCCCGGCGTGCGTTTCTGTTTCAGGAACACGCGTACCGTTTTCCCCCGTTGGACCGAAAGACCGGGGAAACTGTCGTGAAGGTTCCGGTTCGGGATTTCATTGTCGAGACGATTCTTACACATACGGGATCGGGGCCGATGCTAGAACAGGTTCGATATTTGTTCGGTGCAGAATGGATCCCGATTTTATTCACAGGCGGTGATGATGCGTAAGCCGATCAAGGTGAGCCAGATCACTCTGGTCATAGAGACCGACGAACACCGGTACGAGTACCGTGATAACGGGAACTGTATGATATGGAAGAAGGAGTTCCCGGGGTTACTCGTGCGGCTCGTACGGTTTGCGATCAACCACCTCAATCTCGCGGAACTCATCAACGCTCATGTGTGGCGGCTTCGGATAGGTGATTCCGTGGGTGATGCCGTGGGAAGTCTTAGTGCGCGCCCGCCTCACGACTAGGGCTGCAAAGTTTCGGTTTCGGACTCGACCCACGAGAAATGGGAACTCGATGTTCCGCCGTGGCTTCACTGAGGGGAATCCGAAACGTACAATACGGACACATTCCTTTTTGTTTTTTCCACGCGATTCCCTTGAGGATTTGACGTTCTTTCTGATCCCGGAACCCGGCACGTTTCGTGATCACATCATGCCGGATGGACCGTTCTTTCTTCGGCGCGGGCATGGGTCTGGAGAACCGTTCTTTACCCGGTTCGGTACGCATCCGATCCTGAAACGCTCGTATAGCGCGGAAACCATCCGGAACGTTCATCACTCGCCCTCCACATGGAGTTGATAGCTCCCGTTGCTCAATAGAAATTCACGAATCCGGTTTGCCACCATCTTTGGGGGCATGGAATTCCAATACTCGTACTGGAGAGGATCAAATAGGTATTCCGCCGCGCCCTTGCCGATACCAAATAGTCCCGCTGCGATGTCATCCTCGTCCCAATCCGTGTAGAATTTGAATTGGAAACGGGCCATCTCCCCCGGAGTGGGGCACCCACAGGGTTCCGCCAAGTACCATTCCAGTTTCAATTCCGACCGGGGGAAAAGGTTATCCAATACGCACCACGAGATCGCATCTGCGGTGACTTTCCCCTCGTGGCGGTGCGCGTAGAAACGCATATCGATACCCGTTCGGGTGTTTCCACGAAGCCGTCCAGATGTTTCATCAACTTGGAGAGACGTTTTCGGTTACGAATCATCCATCCATCACGTTTCAAATTGGGTTCATTGATCGCAACTATCCTAACCTAGTACGTGTGGGAAAACCTCCCCGTGCACGTACCCCTACTGACACCAAATCAGTGAAGAGAATGTACCCGTGGGGCGCGGAAAGTCAACCGTTGCTTTTCAAATCCCCGGGGATACATCCCATGGGACCTATACTTGATTGGTATGGAAATCCGTATCATGCGATGGGGCGAGGAAGCCTGTAAACGAATTCGAACAATGGTAGGACTAAAATGAAAAACCCACTCATCACATTCCTCTCGCGGTGGTTCCGCCCCCATCCCCTATACCGAGTCCAAACGATGGTTCAGAAACTCGTTTTGGATCAGGATGGGAACCTCGAATATGGAGATTTTCGCCTCAATCCGGAGATGACTGGCGCAATCACTGGGGGATACGAAATCGATGAGATGTTCATCCAAGGGGATTTGCTCTCCTACTTGGCCCACACCGGGCAGTTCCCGGGGCTTTACTTGAAATCCATATTCGGAAAGAACCGTCTGATTCCCACCCGGGATTCCGACACACTGGTGTTCGCCGCAGCAAATGCATTCGAGATCAGTCTGCAAGACGCAGCGTGGCTCTTGCTGGAGGAAAAATATCCCGTGGGTATGACCAAACCCACTATTCTCGCTCGGGTAGCGCATTTGATTAAAAAGTACTGTTGACATGATAGGCGGAACCGCCTAAGTAGGTACTGTTAGATTGAAAGTTTAGTAATAGCTGACGAAGACTCGGGGGCGGTACCCGACACCTCCACTAAGCACCCCGTGTAATGGACTATAAAGTCGGGATGCTTAGTGGGGGTGAAACAGGCTCGATTCGCAGTAAAAAGCTAGACCCGGAGATTTCTCCTAGACCTAACTGGTTGGCCGACTGGCTATAATAACAGTCAACGCTTCGGCGATGAATGACAATGAGGCTTACGTGCTCGGAAACGAGTACGAGGGAACCGAGAGCTACGCTCTCGCTGCCTAACCAAGTTGACGGTGTCTGATCCACATAGCAACAGGACGGATCGGGAAAGGGAGCCTTCGGGCTCCCTTTTTTCTTACTCTTATGAAAGCGGAACCTTTGTTGCCGCTACTTCCGCCATCCATGAATGCAGATTCCATAGGCCCAGCTATCTCGGTTCCGGTGTGTTGATTGTATGCTTTTCGGTCATTTTTGATTACGTTTTGGGTAACACGTCGTCCTTTTTCCACGGCGTGCATCTGAGCCTCGTAACCGTCAAGGTTGCGTTCGTCTTTGTCTTTTAGCGACGGCATGAAAATGGTTCGTGTATGTGAGGCTAGAGACATAATAATGGAACAGAAGCACATGGACGAGTTAAACAAGCGGTTTCCCCTGCGGGATCGATCCGGGTGAAAAATGCACATCATCGCGACTGATTTCGAATCCGTACAGCGCCACTCCCTGTATGGGGAATTTCTTCATGTAATATACACGCTTCATCAAAATTAACAAGAAAAATTGCACAAATTGGTAAATACCCGTGAAAGCGAGGATACAATGGAACAGCCCAAGGCGAGCTACGCGACTCTGAGAAAGTTGAAAATTATCGAGCAGAAGTTTGGAGCGGATTGGCCCCTGCGATTTCCCAATCGCAAAGTCGATTCCGTCTACAACGAGGTCATCGGGGACACCCGTAAGAACCTATTTTGTAAGATTGATTCCGGAATCAAAGACAATCTGGACGAAATGGTGGAATATCACAATTCCAGCATGTCCGACTTTGTCGAACAGCTAATCAGTGCCGAATACGACCGCTATCTGCACAATAAACAGATCGGCACGAAAAACTTCGTCTCCTCAATTACATCTCCTAGCTAAGTCAATATTGCATATCTACTTCGTGTAGAACATTGCTGCACTGCACTAGAATTGGCTCCTCTTGGTCCCTACATAGATCAGGAGGAGATTGAGATGTTTGAGAGATTGAAGAGATTGTTGGGGAAGTTGCGGGAATCGTACCGGATGAGTACGGATGCGGATTATGCGTATTTGAATCGCGCACAGGATACTGCGGATTTGGAGCGTCGGATGCGTGAATTGAATACTCGGGGGACAACGACGTTGTTTTATACGCGATGAAGAAATTTTGGAAATTCGTCCGTGCGGTGGTGGAATCCGTGATCGAGGGACGTGAAAAGGCCGCGCGGGCGCGTCGGTATCCGTTCGGTCTCTAGGGTTGATTTCTCGGTCTGTTCCGATATATTCGGGGCATGATTGAGCAACACATATATTACGTCGAAGTGGATCGAGCCACTTCCTTTTGGGATCGGTACGCCGAGTCTGCTCTGTCCTTCCCCGCGTTGTTTTATAAACATGAACTGATCGAACAAATCTATCCCCGTGGGGAGAATCTCCGGCTGCGTCGGTTGAAGCGTATCAACACGATAGCCACCGTGGATCAAACTGTGGAATTGTGGGATAGTTTATTCTGTGGACGAATCTATTATCGGGCCACCACGAAGCTCTCGTTGATCCATCAGGGTTGGCCCAGTGGGAAGAGTATCGAGGTCGAAGGGATTATCCCGGACGAGACCTACCACATGGTTGAATCCGCGTTGGAGTGTACGGGTCTTAGAAAACTCCGTATGAGTTTTCAACATATTCCGGAAACCATCTGGAATCTTGATCTCATCGTGAATGGTGATCGAACCGGAATCGACTTCGTCGTTTTAGAGGGGGAAACCCTCGACCATGAGGCTCCCGCTCCGTTTGTGCTCTTTCCGGAACTCCAAGCAAAACGGGTGAAATATCATTCCGCTTATTCGAATGCGAATTTAACATCTGCGGAGAATCGTGCCGCACTCAGAGAGAACCCGTGGATCGACTGAGGAGATTCAGATGAAGTTATTGAACCATTCGGTGAACCCCCGATATCCCATGGTCGGAGTTGGGGTATTCGTGTTCGATCCTCGGGGGAGAATTCTCCTCGGCAAGAGGCTTTCCCGATATGGTCGGGGTTTCTATTCGCTTCCCGGGGGAAAGGTGGATTGGAACGAAACCGTTCGTGATGCTGCCGTGAGAGAGCCTCGGGAGGAGACGAATCTCACGGTTACCAATCTGGAACAGGTCGGCTACTGTGATGAGATTCATCCCGAACAGGATATGCATTTCGTCACCCTGTACTGGATGGGCGATGTAGAGAATGTTTCGGTTCTTGAGAATACCGAACCCACCAAATGCGAGGGGTGGATTTGGGTGTATCCGGATCATTGCGATTCTCTGAGTCCGGTATGTCCCCCACTTAGCTCTTTCCTTGTCTCCCCACAGAGCTATCTCATTCGTAAGAAATCCTACGATAAGCAACTTCAAAACAGTTCACTCTGAGGTAGTCATGTCCGAAGCCTGTGTGGTTCAGTCGCTAAAGACTGATATGTATGTGATTCGTGAAACCGGAAACGGGCAGGTGAATTACCGATCCTCCACGGTTGCCGAAGGACGAACCACCCGGCACGTCACTTCTGAAATCAACCGTGCGGATATGTTTCGGACTCAAGAATCCGCCATGGATCATTTGATATTCACGCTTGCCCCCGCGTTGGATAAGAATTTGGATTTCACGGTGATGCCAGTGACAATGGTACAAGAGATCACGACCAATTATCACCTCGGCGACGAAACCTTCCATACGCGGGTTCCCGGTCGATCTCTGTTTGACTCCGGGATGGAAACTCGATCTTCAGGATCGATACTCGATCTTCAAACAATAGAGGGGCACTAAAGATGAGTATGAACCAGACGGCTATCATGTCGTTTCTTGGCAAGCCGAGGAATCGTGTGATGCTCGATACGAGCTACACCAACGCGTTCGGTCGCACACCGGGGAAGATTGCCTCGTTGCTGCGGAACGATCCCATGATGATTTCGGGCGGTATGGGAATGGTCGGCAAGACCAAGGCCAAGGCTCACGCAGCGGCGCTTCGTGCGTTGGTCCGTGAGAAGCAGGTTTCCGTCAAGGTCCTGCACGAGAAGGGCGAATCCCCGATGGTGATCATCACCATGAAGAACTCCCGGGGTCGTAAGGCCGAGGAAACCGCTCGGGTGATCACGGCGGAGAAGCCCCGCAAGAAGCGCAAGTATACGCGCCGTACACAGGCGGAGATTCTCGCCGAAGCGAACCGTCCCAAGCGGAAGTACACCAAGCGGTCAAGCGTGACCACTGAGGCGGCCCCGGTTCAGGAGCCGTCGTGATCGAGACGGAAACCCGATCCGGTTCCGGTGACTTCGATTCCGGTTCCCGGCGACCATGCCACGGCCTAACCCGTCAATATTGACGACCCCCAAGGGGACACGATCATCTGTTGGGTTCCAAAGTGTCAATTCATCAAAGTCATAAGACCCCGATTTATGTGACCTAGCGCGGCTAAATCAGATCGGGTGAAGACCTGACTCAGTCATCCAGCGGGCGCTTTTTGACGTTGCCGTGGATTTCATTTCGAAAAACCCATCGCTTGGCGTCTTACGAGGGACAGGAACGACCCCCGATTCCTTATCTAGATGGAACCTATTAGGTGAAAGTCAATGGGCAACCTAAGAAAAGGACGTTCGAGGGATTACCCCTCGTGGATGCAACGAGGCCCCTCATTCTGGTTGTCAAACTAAGCGATGTCTCAAAGGGTAGGGCAAAGATGCTAGTGCCATATAGACCACCGAGCCGGAAACACGGACGCAAACGGGGAAACAAATGGGCGCATCATATCTTTGGAAAATAAACAACCTCGACAAGTACCATATCTGCAATAAAGCACATTAAATCCTCTTGCCACGGAATGATCACACGAATAGTGTGCCATATAGACCACAACGCCGGGGAAACCAAATGGGCGCATCGTATCTTTGGAAGATATTTTCATTCAAACGGGCGAATCGCTCGGATCGAATAGGAGGCCTCGGACTGAACGGGGTGTTCTACTGGATGATCTCGTTAGATAGTTTGCAAGAATGGGTCAACGACGGAGGATACGTCGTAGACAACTCTGATCAGGAATACACCCTCGCAGAATTCATCGATTTCGTCGGAAACTGTTTCCAGATTTTGAACGATGCAGGCCCATCTGGAGAATTCGCAAACGCCTAGAGGCCGTATAACCTATCTTTGGTAGGCATAAACCGTCATATCTCAAACGCAATCTAGCCTCCAAGCCCTAGGTCAGGGGCTTTTTCTTTCTGCGCCCCACGCCACTGACTTTCGGGGTCGTGTGATCATTCCGTGGCAAGAGGATTTAATGTGCATTATTGCATATCTCGTTTATACGGAACGTAGAGTCCGTAGCCGGGACGTTTCTCCTCGGGAATATCTCCGGTGACGAGCCACATCACGGGACAGTAAGTGGGATCGCCCCAACCATCGTAGGTGTAGCCATCCGTGAAGAACACGACGATCCGGGGTTTGATATTTTTCTTCTTCATCCAATCCCAGTTAGAGGCGAAGCTCGTACCCCCACCGCCTTTGATGTTCTTCAAGAACGGCTCAAGCGCCATGAGGGTATTTCCGCCCCGTTTGGTGATGAGGGTTACGGATTCCTCCGCAACCCCACCATCAAAGGACCACGCCAGCACTGTGAAATCTCCCATCGCGTCTAGGATACCTTTCAACTCGGAACTCGCCTGTGTGAGTTGTTCGATGCCCATAGAACCGCTCGCGTCCAAGATGAACGCCATGTCGATCTTCTCCCGGGTCTTTCGAAACCCCGGCACCGAGATACCCACTTGAAAGAATGACCGGTTGGGATTCATCATCGAATACCCACGGACCTTCACCGACTTCACGAAGCGCCGGAGCGCACTTCTCCAATTGATTTGGGGCTTCATCAAATCGTTGATGATGCGTTCCACCCCCTCGGGCAGTGAACCGGCGGATTTCGACGCCTGTTCGTGTTCTTTATGCGCGGTATGTGCTTGATGGGTGATCCTAACCATGCGATCTTCGAGTTCTTTGAATTGATCACCCGGCAAGGTAATAGTGATTTCCCCATTCTCGCCTCGGGTAATCGTGGGATCTGAACCCGCCGCGCCCTTCTTGATCTGAACGTGAGTGTCGAATCCCCCCTCTCCATGATCGGGTTTGGGATCGGGCTTCCCGTCTGGACCCACCGAACCGGGCATTCCCCCATTCGCGCACTCGGGATCGTCCTTGAGGAGCATGTAGATTTGCTCCACCGTGAGTCCCCGGTACTTGGGATTACGCAGACCCCCTACGGAGGTGGGGAACATTCCAATCCCGGCATCGATCAACCCGTTGTTGATGTAGAAATCCGCCGCGTAGTTGAATTTCTTCTGGTCAATCGGATCACCATCCGCATCTACGCCCTGACCCCGGTACCATCCATTCAGGGCGACATGGCGACCCAAACAGTGCATAATCTCATGCGCGATGATGAAGAGAATTTCCTGATGAGGGTTTCCCGTCTTCGCCAACCCCGCTTGGTTCCCCGGGGTCAGAATGGCTTGGATGAACCCGACATCGTAGAATACGTGTTCACCGTCCGTGCAGAATGTCCCGATAATTCCGGTGGGGTCTTCCACGAATTTGAGATTCACCACCCACGTACCCCAAAACGTATAGTACTGGAGCATCAACGCGCGGACCTCGATCAGAAGATCGTACACGGGCTTGTTCGTGTACGTATCCGTGACATGTCTCTTCCCCAAGGGAAATTCCGGAGGAATCTCTCTATGAAGAGGGATCGTCAGAGTGGTGTTATTGGTCATCGGTGTGACGAGTGAACATTCTTCTGGAGCGACATGATCGCGGTGGCGTATTTCTTGAACCCCTCGCAGATCAATGCCGATCCCTGCACTCCCATCTTGGATTGCATCATACTCACGGCGAGGTACTGAATATCGTTGGGGAGATTCTTCGTGATGAATTTGAAGAACCCCTCCCGTGCGGTATCCCACCGTTCCGTACCCCGACCACGACCACCATTGGCCCATTCCACCGGATAGATGTCCTTGCCCATTTTCAGGGCCAGCATGATCGCAATCATGTACTGGGAGGGGAGATCGAAATCTCGATGGATCGCGACATCCTCGTTTCGGAAAATAGCCTCCAAGTCGGGAAGCTTGTTCCGGACGGAACGAAATCCAATAAAGGCGGTGCCCACGGTGGCCCCAATCTGGCCGATGATGAGAGTCTCTTGATCATCGACGGAGAATTCGTTTCCGAAATCCTCCACCGCGTTCAACTGTTCCGCCAAGAACGACCACGAACGCGGGGTAGCGAACCCGTTGTTGCCATCGGTCAATTCACTCGATTCATACCGATGAAGATACGCGGACCCATAATTGGTCAAGAATGCGATGGTCTCGGGATTCGCGCGCCCGGAGTTGATCTCGTAGCTGATCCATTCCGTGAGCGAGTGGACGAGCTTCACGTGGTTGAACCGATTACTCAGCGGCCCCGACATGGGATTCGTAAAAGCCCCATCCTGTTCCATGTTACCCGCCGCAACCACGGGACAGGTCGGCGGCAAATCATACTCACCCACGCGACGATCCAGCACGAGTTGCAACGCCGCCTTTTGAACCTCGATGTCAGCGGCGCTGATCTCGTCCAAGAACAGAATAGCCCGTTCGAAAAGTTCCACCGTGCATGAGGTGCCAAAATCGATTTTCGCTCCCGTCTTGGGAGAAATTCTGGCACTATTGGTGGGATCGAACACGTCGATAGTGAATTCGTCCGTGATGTTCTTTCCCGATTGGGTGACACGGAAATCGAGGTTCTCCGAATAGGGGAATCGGAATGCGACATCATAGGGGTCCGAGAAGAACACCCGCGAGTGTTTCACATATCCCGGCAGGTAGCTCGATGGCATCCACTTAATGGTATCGTCGGAGAGACGAACCACAATACCCTTTACATCGGTAGGGTCATATTGGGGCAGATGGAGCGCAACCAGACGGGCACCCCGCTTTTCGGCGAGTTGACGAATCACGTCAGTTTTGCCCACCCCGGGGGAGCCCCAGATCATCACGGCGAGCATTCGCTTCCACCGCCCCTTGGGGGTCACGTCCGCCAAGGCGAACCGCAGATATTTCTCCAATTGCGCCGGGGTCAGTGTTTTCGACACCTTCCGCTGATTCTTGTCGTTATTTTCGGCGATATCAATATCGAATTTCTGCTGGGCGGGGAGGGCGGAATTCGCTGCTGTACTCGACCGGGCCATGGTTCCTCTGGGTTATGTTCGAAACGAATTTACTTCGTTCGATCCTGAAGATCGAGTATCGATCCTCTTGTAAACGTTCGTAAACTAATAAGGTTACGCTGGTGAGTCCATATATTCTTTGAATAATAGCTTGTCAAATCCACGAATGTCTACTAGTGGTCAATACTGAACAGGTGGTTAGTTTCATCAACCTGTTGAAATCATTCGTTTATATTCGAATTTCGTATTTTTTGAGCCCCAATGGTTGATCAAAAAAAGTAAAAACGATGTTTTTTCGTTTTCTTTATGGGCCGATACGCCCGGAAAGTCATCCAAACTGCGACTTTATGGCCGAGGAAATACGGCCCGAATAGAACGGGAGAACACGCATCACACGGTTGAGATGTTTACAGACCGCGCCCCGTTGCCTTGGATTGCGGGTCACCGGGGGGCGCTCCTCGGGGTAGATCGCGGAATCCAACACACTCAATAGGTATTGGTACCCGAAGAAGATAAAGCTCGGACAGGTGCAGTGGAGTTTGATATTTCCCTGCCAGAGCAGCATTCGAGCCTTCTCGACGGAGTCGTTGAAGCCCTCGTCCTGACCGATCTGATCCCATTCGACGAACTGGACTTGATTCTGGTACTTGATCCCGTTGGTGTCGAACTTTGAGGAGGGGACGAGGAAGTTCAAAATGCCATCCGTATCAATATCCACGTACTCGACACGCTTGAGTTCGTCGGCGCGGATTTTCTGAGAGAGAAACGATCCATCGATCAATTGAGCGATGTCACGGTAGGTGTACTCGTTGAGGGTGTGATAGTCACGAAGATTCACCACGAGTCCGGGGTTAAATGCCGCAGATACGTGATCGATGTCATTCAGATCAACCGCGTGCGAACATTCAGTGTGATTCCATTGTCCCTCTTGGAGCGACCGCGTACCGACTATTTTCACTTATCATCCTCCACGGGGGGTTTGGCCGATCCACCCTTGAGAGCCTCCAAGGTGGGATTCGCTGCACTTGAAGTGTCCAAGTCCCCCGCCGGGGGTTTGGCCGATCCGGTTTCCACCGTCACCTCGGTCCTGACCGAGGGGGCACGACTCCCTTGAATCATCTTGGGAACCGCCACCGAAGACAAAACGAGGAGAAACCCCAGTGCCACGAACTCAGGGAGTTCCTTCAAGGCCAGTCCGAAGGTCTTGAAATCCACTGGGTATTTCCATGCCAGCCAAAATAAGTACCCAAACCCGAACAGAATGACTGGACGAATCAACCGCAACAGGGCATTCATGACGATGTCAAACGTGGTCAGTTGCACAACAGGGACACTTTCACCGGCAGTCGTAGTGGTTTGAAAGATGTTGATGAATTGACCGAACCGAGACAACAGCGGTAGCATTTCCTTATCCCCATGGGGTATTTACCCAATCAGACCCTCATTTATGGGTAGCCCCCGGATGATTTCTTGGACCTCGGATTCGGTCAAATCCTTGATCTTGTTGGTCCATCGGTCGATACGAAGGTCCTTTTTCAACTCCTCCCGTAGGGGTTGGGGCCATTTCTTCCACTTCACCCACCGGTGCAGATCGTGTTCCTTGTTCAAGCGGGGCTTGAATTCCTTGTCCACCCGGATCAAGTACCCTCGGTATTCGACTTCTTTTAGGACGTGTCTAACCCACTCGCGTTTGATCAGAGGACCCTTGATCGGCTTCAAGTATTTCAATTCTTCGCGAAGTTCTCGACGCAATCCTTGCTCCCAAGTCTCTCCCTCGTCGATCTTTCCGCCGGGGGTTTCCCAGTCACCGACGCGAGAGTCCTCTTCCTTGGATCGACGCACGAACAAATACTTCTCGGTGTCCTCGGCGTAGAACAATGCCCCGCAGGCTTTCTTCTGACGCGCCTCCGTGAGCATGGTGAACAGGTCATGTAGACGCATCGACTAATCCTCTAATAAGCTTGTCCGTGGCGGGGTCTTTCAGAAGAGCCGCGAGTCCGAAATGCAACGGCTGGGGCCAATCCCCATATTCGACCCAGCGGGCTCCGGTGGATTCCCAGTTCAACCGTGGTGTGAACTCGTGAGGCACGATGGCGATGAAATTCGAGTAGCGGAATCCCGAACGGGCGTCGTTGAACACGAACGCGGGAATCATTTTGCTCACATTCGTGCACCCACATTCTTCCATGATTTCTCTCTTGGCGGATTCCATCGGGTCCTCACCTTCGTCGATGGCTCCACCCCAAATCCCCCATGTGCCGGGTTGTTCAACCTCGGAGGAACGATGAGCCACAAGAAACCGTCCGGTGGATTTCGAGAAAATCAGCGCACCCGAACCCTGCTTGCCATAAAACCCTGTTTTTTCTAGAGCCTCTTGGTGTTCGTTTTCCATCACGGCCTGCCCGTGCTGATCGATCAATCCCAACCGAAGAGCGGCGTCGTAGATTTGGTTCCACTTGTGATCCGCGAGGAACCCCGGCTCGTTGAATTTTTGTTTCACGATTGCATTGAATTGAGACCGGTCCTCGGAGGTGGCCCACTCACGCCGATTGAACGGGGTGATGATGGAGAACCCAGTGTTTCCCTCGGGCGCGACGATGCGGAACGCCTTCCCCAAGAGGGTATCGAAGGGCAACGGAACTCGTTGGTCTGCGCTTCGAGCCACTCGTACGTTCTCGAACGACTCTCCCAACCGGGTACCCAATCGGCCCCGACGCATCAAAGCCTCAACCTGTCCTCCGTCGAGGTCTTTCAAATGCTTGTCGTCTCCCCACGTGTCTAGACCGGCGATGCCCCAAACCTCGACCCCGTGGGTGCTCAACCAAAGCAGCGTGGCTTGTGCCTGCTTCAACGAGTACGCTTCCAACTCCAGCGATCCCTCGTCTCCCCACACCCGGGTCCAACCCTTTTTGGTCATGAACTTCCGAAGCTCGTCGTCCTCGTTCATCTCATCCTTGATCGCACGGTACTCGGACGGACTGTGACGAATCGCATGAGCGATCCTCGTGCAATACTTGGAAAATGGTGTCCCGTGACCGTCCGGGGGCAGATCGAATTTAGTGGGATTCGTCGCCACCATGGTAACGTGAGACATTCCCGCAGTCAGCGTGTACCGATCACTCAACGGATTCACCCACATCCCATCGGTCCAATCCTCCGGGAGTGCGGAGGAGAATTTCTTCACCAACAGGGATTCCTTGACGTGCATGTCCGGGAAGTACGCCTTCCAATCCCACTGCCCATCGGGATGCCGCAGGTATTTCGCGTAGGTTTCTTTTGAGATCGGAGACAGGTTATGCTTCAACCGATACCCATTGAGGAACGCCATTGATCGAGGGCCGTACGCGTGCGGGGCTATTTGATGAATCTCACGACGAAAAACGGGATCGTTATTGTCGTCATCGTTCTTGCCTCGCTTTGTGCGCTTCGCCAAGGCTCGATCCAATCGCCCCATTGAGTGCTCACTCGGTCCGATGGGACCCCCCGAGCGGGGATCGATCTTCCCACGACTTTTCACATAGGCTTGGTACTGTTCCACCCGCAGCGGGGGTAATCCCCGCTCCGCCCGCAAGGCGTCCACTCGGTCCAAGGTGTAATCCCCCCTGTGGGTGAGACCATCCCGTTTCATTTGGATCATCTCCTCGGCGGTCACCGCAGGTAGGCGTTGTTCCTTTCGCCAGTGGTTCCAGTTCTGGAGGTCTTTTTGCGCTTTCATCGCTGCCAGATGGGATTCCCGTGTCTGTCGGGGCTGGGTTGGGGGATTATCTTTTATCTCGTGCCACGAGGACGTGACCTGTGCGAACACGTCTTTGAATTTCTCATCCCGACCGATGCGGTTTGTGATCTTTCCCTGTGGGGTTCGAATCTCAAATTTCGCCACGTATCCATCCGCGCCTTTGAACCACTTGTGCGGCTTCTGACCAATCTTGAGAGTGTCCATGCGACGACGGATAGTCGAGTCCTCTAGTTCTAGTTGGATACTCTTCCCCTGCTTGGTCCAGAACATCTTCCCGCCGAACCCCGTAGGTTCGGGTTTCCCCACCAGCGTGTCTTGTATGGCCTGCGCGATGTGTGCGGATATTTTACGCATCAACGGCTCGTTCGAATCATGCTTTGCCGTGGTCATGGGTCCGAATGGACGCATCGCTTGATGAACCCGATCGGGATTTTTAGTATCACCCTGCTTGATCCCACGGGGTTCCCGAAGGGTGAACATCTCGATTATCTTGAACGCGCCCCGGGACAAGAACACCATCTGTTCGGGTTCGCGATCATTCACCGCCCCGGTTCCAGTATCCTGAATGGAATCGTATCCGGCTTTCCGGAGGAGTGCGGTCTGCTCCTCCCCGGAACGAGTCGTCCATTCCTTTTTCCGTTCCGGATCGGGTTTGGAATAATCCAACTGAAACGCACTCATGAACGTCTTGGCAAAGCGCCACTTCCCGGTCCACCGATGCTCGCGTCGAATCTTACTCAGGGTGCGATCATCCATATGGATATCCATCCGGTAGAGAATTCGAGACACATTGTTATCGTTCTCGATATCCTTCATGTAGAGGGGGTTTTTCGCATTACTCCGAACGACATGAAGATAACGGGCATTATGGCCGTACCACAAATCGGCGGGGTTTTTCAGCACGTACTCGATGGGATACGTGTAAAGCCCGATGGGATCGCTATGGTCGGGCGATCCCACGGAATTCTTATCCATGGGGGAATCGCGAAAATTGGAAAAATGAACATATAACGAATACTGCTCGATACTCTTGTCCCGGACGAGTTTGCGATATTTCGCCAAAAATTCCTGAAACCCCTTCGGGGCGGTATCAAGCACGCGTATCTCGGTCAGGGGGAGTTGGTCGAGTTTCATTGGGATTCCTCGACGTATTTATGGTTTTTCTATCTTCCATCCCTTATGCAGTCTATTCATCAAACAGGCTTGCCGCATATTCGCGGGTATTAGATTTCTTTCCTTACAAAACCTAGATAAATTGGATATACGTGATATTTCACCATTTGGTGAAGTAACAATCCAGTCATTGATCTTGGGTTTGGTATTTGCACGATTTTTATACATCTCCCGAATTTTTCCATCGTGGCGTTTCCAAAATTCCTCGTGATCCGGAATTTCCGCCCCTACCGGGTATGCGCGCCAACGACGATGGTGTGGGAGCCGACCAGATTTCACCGAAATCATTTCAGCCTTATCGAGATCATGAAGAGAACAAAAGTCCTTCATCCCGGTCACCTCGTAGTGAACGCCAAAGGGATCAACCACCGCACAGGCGGCATTCCCGACTTGAATGGATTTGGCCTTTTTTACTTTATTTTTGAGTGCTTGCTTAATTTTGATTTTGAATTCGTCGGGTGAGTCAATACACTCGGGGAGTTCGTAGTAACATCTCCATCCCCTGTGATGTAGATATTTTCCCGAACGAGTACGCCGCATTGCGTGATAATCCAGTCCTCTGTGAAAACAAAACGTTTTCAACGACGATATTTGATGAATATTTCCTTCTGGATCGATAGCAACATGAGCCTTTCCCTGCTTCAACGAGTACGCTTCCAACTCATTGGAATTTCGAGGCGTTTTCCGCCCTCGACTATCTCCTGAACGGTCACGATGCTGTCTTGTCGTAACTGCGCCCCATATCTTCATGCTTATATTGACCGCCGCCTCCCATGCTTCCAACACGGCAACCATATCAGACATTTCCCAAAGCTTGGGCGTGACGCCTGCCGCCATCGCGGGCGTCATCTTCAGCGTCTTGTGGATGCGAAATTCCAATCCGAGTGGGATCGATGTCGGGGTAAATAGGCATGAAGATATTCCATAAAAAGATGTGATTCCGAATTTAGTCACACCTATTTACCGAGGACTTCTAAAATGGTGTTTGATGAAATTCTTGCAAAAACTCTGAAATGGGAAGGCCACGACCTTTATACTGATGATCCAATCGATCTTGGTTCAGCTACCAAATTCGGCATTACTATAGCCACACTGTGTGTGTGGAGAAAGCGACAGGTCAGTAAGGACGAGGTTCGGACGTTGACCCGGGAAGAGGCGATTGAAATTTATCAAACCATGTATTTCAAGCAGCCTTTGTTTCACTTGCTCCCCGAGTGTCTACAGGGTCCGGTATTCGACTTCGGCGTCAATGCGGGTCCCGGTCGTGCGGTGAAGTCGTTGCAGACGCTTTGCAACAAGATCGGAGCGGGTGGTGTGGTCTCGGTAGACGGCGGCCTCGGTCCGTTCACGTTGAAGGCGGTTCAAACCTGTTTGGATCAGGTTGGTGAAACCACCATGGTGAACGCGTATCAGGATGAGCGTCAGAATTTCTACAACGCCATCGTCGCGAACAACCCGAGCCAATCTCGTTTTATTCATGGATGGACAAATCGAGCCAATGATTTCCGAATTCCGGGTTGACCCGAATCATCCTGAGTGATATCTGTTCCGAATGGAATTGATATCATGAGCGATATGTGTGGCTGTGAGAAATGCGTTGATGAACGCATTGATCTAATGCGTGCATTGGGGGACGAGGAACACATGCTGTTCCGTCCCAACATTCTGGGTTGGAGTTACGGCTGCGGTAAATGTGGGAACAAACGCTGTCCGCATCACACCGATCATTTACTTGAATGCACCCGAAGTAACGCCCCGGGACAGCCGGGGAGCAGCTACACTCTAACGCTAGATCGGGATATCCTCGTGCACCCGTACACCCCGTGCGAGGCTCGTGTAGCCGCGTTCCTTTCCGAAAAGGGAAACGGTGGGGGTAACGATCCCATTGGTTTCTTGATGGCCTCCCACGATTACGCCATTGCTGAACGAAACGCCCTTAGAGCCGAGAAAACAAAGGACGACCAATGACCATGATGGAGAAGCTTCGGGCGGATCAGTTGGCCGCGCGAAAGGCACATGATGTGAACCGCCGGGAAGTGCTCACCTCGTTGCTTGCGGAATCCGCAGCGGTGGGAAAGAACAAGGGAAATCGGGAGACCACGGACGAAGAAGTCCTCCAAACCATCCGCAAGTTCCTCAAAACCGCCGAGGATAACAAACTCCTTTACCCGCCCGGTGAAGCCTTGGAGAAGGTTCTTCGGGAGATCACCATTCTTGGGGCTTATTTGCCCCAGCAGATGAGCGCGGATGATATCCGTGCCGTGGTGGTCAAACTTCTGGAAACCGATCCTACGGTCCAAATTGGGCCAGTAATGAAGCATCTGAGGACGAACCACTTGGGCCAGTACGACGGAAAACTCGCCCAAACCGTGATTACCGAAGTCCTTAGAAAAAATAGTTGATTTCGGAAACGGTTACCATATATAGTGGGTATGGTACCCGTTTTCCGTCTTGACATTCAAGGTCTTGCCTCATTCCCTGCTCCGGTGACGGTGATCAAACACCTGAGTTCGAGCCTGAAAAGCTTTCAGGTGGAAGAGGTCGAGATCGAGGATATCACGCGTAAAATGCGACGAATTCTCGTTTGTTCGGGAATCCCGTCCAAGGCGGGTCTCCGGGAGAACCGGGTTCTGGTTCGATTTCAGATTCATACGGATATTGGGTTGTTGAAATCTAAGTTTCCCAATGGGAAGCTCCTTGGACAAGTCAAATTGACGCCGGAAATTCCCCTTTACGTGTATCGGGAAGAAAAGGTTTGACATAATAGGTTACCACCTGTATGTTCTGGGTCATGGGAACATACGTCGCTTTCACCACTCAAGAAATTGAAGCCTTTTTCAAGGCCACGGGTATTCCGGCTGAGAAGAAGGTCATTCCGGGGGTTTACGAATCCGTTTATGACATCCCCGTGGTGGGGAAGTCGGGTCGGAAGTTCCCCGCGATGGTCCGGGTTTATTCCAGCATTGCTCTAGGTGAGGATCGGACCCGCGAAGTCGGTACCGATGCGATCCGGATTCAGCTTCTCAACACCGCATTCAAGACGGATCGATTCCCCGATGGCGTGCCGATCAAGGGCGCGAAGAAGACGGCCTTTCGCACGCTGAACGCGATGCCTAATACACGGGATCGTATCCGCGACCTCTACGCCCGAGGGATGCGCCAGTCGTGCTCGAATTGCGCCGGGATGATGATCAAAAAGAAAAGCACATTCAAGTCGGGTGAATTCTACGGCTGCCCGAATTATAAGGATTGCCACGCCCCGACGAAGAGCGTGGATTTCGTCGAGAAGGGAATCACATGAACGCCGAGCGGATAGAACTTTTCAAGCGTTTGGCCCCCGTGGGGGGGCTTTCGGTGGTGCAAAATCGCCGAGGTGAGGAATTCTTCATCGTGAACGATCCGTGGATGGTCGCGAACCCCTCGGTGATCCAGTTCTCCTTGGGGGTGACCCTCGTGGGGGTCGCAGTCGTACTTGTTGGGGCGTTCACCACGCCCATTCTGGTCGGCGTCGGCAGCGTTTTCTTCGTGGTCGCGATGCTCATCCGAAACTTCGCTCCCCGGTGCAGCGGCCTCGAATTGTGGAACGATTTCCTCGTCCTCGGCAAAGTTTCGGAATTCGCATCGGACAGCGATTTCACGAACACCACGAGCAGTCCTCCTCAGGCTCGTACCGAACCATTGGAGATTCAATATGAACGATGATGCGAAGGACGCCCTGATCGAAGAGTTGGCATCGGCTCTCAAAGGTCTCATGGGGGTTCTCGACAACCTGACCCCAATCGGGGCTTTCGAGCTTATAACACGGCCACGGATGTGCTCGCCAATATCGAATAAAAACGAAGGAGACCCACCATGACCAAGACTTTGATCGCTACGGGTATTTTTATGTGGGATTCTAGTGAGCGCCGTTCGGACCGCTATGGGCGTTTCTATTGCGGAAGCGAGACGTACAGCGCCAAGGACAAAGTGCTACCCACGTTCGAAAGTGAGGCCGCCAAGGCTCTCATGGGAAAGCGCGTTCGCATCACGGTCGAAGTCGTGGCCGCACGAGAGAGTGGTCACATCGGTGACATATTCCATGGGATTTCACCGATGAAACCGGAGAAGGGCGATATCATCGATCTCGGCGTAGGCACTTTCGACGTGGGTCGCAACTACAATGATGATCCGGATATCGGCCTGTGTCCCAATGATGGTCGTGGTAACTGGTGGATCAATCCCCATCAGTTGTTCAAGCTTCACGATCAAACCGTGAAGGTTTTCGTGGAAGAGACACAGGACGAGTTTCGTGGAGACACAGGACGAGTTTCGTGGAGACACAGGACGAGTTCATCCCCTCGGCATTTCCGGGGGCGGTACCCACCGATGAGGCCATCAGTAATGGTGATGGCTCTCTCCAGATCAACGATAACGATACCCGGTCGTGACACCCTGAAGGGCGAAATCTTCCGGATGCGTAAAACCAATAAAATTTAACATTAGAAAATGCTCTCGGGGGCTAAATACCCCAAGTTGGAGCATTTTTTATGTCACGAACCCGTTTGCCTAATCCTTATGATCTCTCACAAACTGTGATTCGAGAGCTTGAGGCCCTGACTGGACGAAAAATTGGGTTTCCCGCCTTGAATGAGAAATTCATGGGCCTGTTGCCGGATGATCCGCCCAAGGCTCCCCCGAAGACCTCGGAGGAACTCGGCCTTAAATTGATCAGGGATTTCAACGAGCGCGAAGGGAAGATGATTCTACGGCGTTGGTTCACCAAAATCGGGTTCGCAATCCTCCTCCCGAGTGATGCGTGGTTGCCCCGGGTGATGCCGATTTTGCGAAAGTACGATCTGGAACAGTCCGGTGGACCCAGTCGTGGTCTGGATAACGAGCGACTGGTGTGGGTTCGTTCCGTGCATACGAAATTGGAATCGGTCACGCCCACACTAGAGGTGATCTACGGCAATGTCACCCAATCCGGGAAGTACGTGTTTGAGTCGGTCGATGATCTCCGTGATTATTTGGTAGACCGTGCTGGTCGTGAAGGCGTGACTGGTTCTCGATACGATCTGGAAACCGAGATCGATCAATTCTTCTCGGTCATGCCGCCCCGGCGGGATACGTTTCGAAATATCTCTCCCGGATCGGATGAACAATTCGTAGTAGAGGGACTTGCCCGATGAACCCCGATATTCCCGATTCGTTGAACAACGATCCCGATGTGTTCGTGAAGGAACTTCCCGGCGCGGGAGAGTATGGAAGCCAAGCGAGTATGGAAGCCGAACACGGGCAGCGTTTCACTTGGGAACAGTTCGTGCAGGAACATCCCGATATTCAACCCACGGAGTTGAGTGAGATTTTGGACAAGATCGTGCAAGGTAAGACTTACCATACTCAAACGTATGTGATTCAGCCGATCACGGAGAATGCCAGCGCGGGAGCGGTCGGGGCCGGAGCAATAGCCAGTTCTGGACAACCACTTGGGCGGAAGACCACCACGAGGGGATCGATTTTCACCGGGGGTCGTCCGATCACGGAAAAGAAGACTTCCATCGAGCGGGCGGGGAAGAAGTGGGCCAAGGCGATTCACCGGGGTGATATGAAAAAGGCTCAATCTATAACGGATAAGGTACGCAAGGGGGACGACATGAAAGAAGCTATTGGTGATCACCTAAACCGGGCGAAGGAATTCGTCTCTGGTAAGATCAACACCGCCGTTGATGCGGTCAGGGACAAGGCAATCGATCATCTCCCGGGTATGGACATGAATAAGGTTGATCCCTCTGCGCGGTCGGTTCATCCCATGGTTCCCGTGGGCTTGGATGATGCCATGGGGAAGATGGCATGGGGCGCGCTCGGGGTTTCGACCACGAAGAATCCCGATGGATCGTACACGTTGGCGTCGAAGACCGCGAAGCCTATGGATCGACGTTTGCTCTCCCGTATGGATGCCGTAGCACATCACCTGAACATGGACTACAAGATTTCCGACGACGAGCGTTCGGTCACGATCAGTGAACGCGGAGCCGGGGTGGATCGCGAAATGGACGTGCACGAGGCACGTCATGCGAAGCGTGAGAAAGCCGCGATGCGTTCTCCGACCACGCCGAACAAGAAGATGCAGCAGTTCGTGGGCGAGATGAAGAAATTCGTCGAAGCCGTGGCTCCGGTGGGAATGAGTTCCCCCATGGAGAAGCTTGCCACCTCCCTGTCCGCTCGGGTGATCAAGCGATTCGGTGGGCACGCTGGAGTCGGTGGCTCGTGGCGCTGGTCGGATGTGAATTATGCGATTCCGATTGTGATGTCTCCGGACATCGGTGGGTTGCTCACGTTGATCGTCTCTGCGTTCGCGGACAACACCTATACGTATCGTTGGTACACCGGGCGTCATGGTCTGGACGTGTCCGAGTTGGACCGTGCGGATCAGATCGGCGGACAGTATCTCTACGGCGGAACCCGTGGCAACGTCAACGTCATGCTCAAGGACATCGACGATAATCTCAAGGAATTCGGTCGCCGCTACGAGGAACACGAGAGGGAAAATTCCATAGAGGAATCTCACTCGGTGGGTGATCGTCTCTCGTGGGAGAAGAACGGGGTCCTCTACGAGGGACGTATCAGTTCCATCTATGGCACGCAGGCGGTTGTCTCACTCGGCGATGGTGGTTTGGAGTCCATCTTGGGCTCTGCGATCAAGGTTCGCGTTGATCTGTCCGAGTTGGCAGAGGCGAAGCAGGAAGAGACCGAGGGGAAGAACAAGAATTACCACAGTGTTTTCTTCAAGAACGATGATGGCCGATACGCTCATCATTTCGATGCGGACAACCTAGAAGATGCGAACGCGGAAATGCGTACGCTTCGGAATCAAGGGGACAAGCCCGTCCGACTGGTCGTGCCCAAGGGCGAGGCCAATTGGCACAAGCGTGACGTTCATGACTATGTGACGAGCCGTTTGAAGCGCCCGGTGAAGTAAGGGATACTAGGTTTGATCCCGGCGCTTCTTGTCCTCCAAGACAAGCGGATCATCGTATTCTAGATCGGTGATGCGAAGCTCCCGGCTTGTCGTGCAGTAGAATGTCTGTTCTCCATCCTCGGGCGTGAGGATGCGAGCGTCCAATATGATCGATGGATTGTCCCCGTAGGTATCAATTGTTTCGACACGGGCCGGATAGTTGTGCGAGGTCACTTTGATTGTGGTGGTCATTTTCGTTCTCCTAGCTGGATTTCTTTTTCGGTGATTCCGGAAACACCTCATAGGGATCGGTGATGACCTCGATCTCAACGATGGCTCCGGTTTCCATCAGAGCCTCGTTGAGAATCCCCTCGATCAATTCCTGATCGCCCTCGCGAAGGATCGCCACCAGAGGCGCGTTCTTCGCGGCTAGTTTCTGCACGTTCACCGTGATGGATTGTCCGTAAATCTTTGCCATTGTAGTTCTCCTCGTGTACATAGATGGAACATGAAAGGAGAAAGTCAATGATTCAGAATCCCCGCAGTGTATTCACGAAATTGACTTCCTCCTTGAACCGGATTCGCAAACTGGAAGAGGAAAACCAGAAACTCCGCGCGGAGATTGTGGTTTTGCGTTCTCAAAAATCATTCTGGTATTGGATTTATTGTTGGTTTCGGGCTTGACCCACGGGGTTGATCCCGGTATATTTCAATTACGGACCCGACCCCAGTTGGGGTGAAGCAGTCCGAAAATCTCTCCAATCGAGTATCTGATGAAACCCGAAACCGCCGCGAAACGCGCCGACGAGAAATACGGGAAGAACCGTTGCATCGTCGCGTTTGAAGCTCAAAAGAACCATCCGGAATGGTCCGAGAAGGACCTCGCCACCGTGTTCGGATTGACCGTCCCGGGGGTGCGTGCGGCGATCACCGCTGGGGAATACTTCCTCAAAAGCACCCTCGATGGCGCTCTTGAAGACGATCTGCGGAAACTTTTCAGTCTCCCCCCGTATCATCTGAATCCCTGTTCGGATGATGGCATTTTCGCGAAGTCCCTAGAAGCCCGATATGGGGCCTCGATTGAGGAACTCGAAATTCGTATCGGTTTCCATTTCAAGCGACAGTCGTGGGAAATGAAGAAACGAGCGATTCTCCGCTTGGCCGAAAAACAGTTGACCAAATAGGTTATCACCTGTAAGATGGCCCAGACGCCCGTCCAAGT